CGATGCTGAAGCGCCATCTGGTGCATCCAGTGATTGAACTGTCTAAGCCAGCCTATGAGCCGTTGGTACAAAATTTAGTAATGGGCGATATGCCTCACAAAGAGGTGATCCGTCTGAAGACAGAAGACGACGCCACAAACCATATCACAGGCGAGGTAGACCAGTCTCAGGTAGGTCAGCCTATTCACGGTAATCGCTGGTTCATTGGCTACACGGTCGTCAATAGGCCACAAGATCAAGCAGAGGCAGCAGTTCGCAACCATCGTGACCAACTCCTGCAAGCAACAGACTGGCAAGCCCTAAGCGACAACACCATGAGCGAGGCAGTGACAACCTACCGTCAAGCCCTGCGCGATGTGCCAGACCAAGGCGGGTTTCCGTTTAGTGTCGTCTGGCCCACCAAACCGTAGGAGTGACCTATGCTAGGTTTTAGCCCCCTCGCCTCTGCACCGCTTGCGGATGATGGAGTTACTACGCTTACTGCTATCACTACAGGTCAGCCCACTCTCCCATCAATTACGATGTCGGAAGATGAGACCTTTAATGCTGATCCTGTCACGGCTGGTGTCCCTACAGTAGGCTCTCCCGATCTTACGCAAGATCATTCCCTAATTCCCGTTGCTATTGTTACAGGTCAGCCTGTTGTTGGTGTGTCATCTATCGGTGAGGTGCATACGCTCACAGCAGCTAACATTACTACAGCACCACCCACTGTTGGTGAAACTAACGCTCAGATTACTGTCGTTATTTCCATTGAGGGCATAACAACTGGTGAGCCTACGGTTGAGGCATCTGACCTAAGTCAAGACCACACTCTGTCGGCTAATAACATTACTACAGCACCACCCACTGTTGGTCAAACTAACGCTCAGATTACTGTCGTTATTTCCATTGAGGGCATAACAACTGGTATCCCTGTTGTTGGACAACTTGCCATCAATGCCTCCAAGAAAAGAATAGTTTCAGTCACAGCTAACTCTGACAACACAGCTACATTTAGCAATAACCAAAATAGGGCAGCGTAATGGCATTTAGAATTGGACAGAATGATACTTCGCCATCTTTGCAGGCTACCCTATCTGATGCTAACCTTGCGCCTGTAGACCTAACAGCAGCTACTGTTATGCTGCACATGAAGGCTATCGGGGGTGGTCTGGTTCTTGATGAGCAGATGACAATCACTAATGCCCTTGGTGGTGTCGTTCAGTATGACTGGCAAGCTGGTGATACAGCTACAGTAGGCACCTACTATGTAGAGTTTGAAGTGACCTACGCTGATGCTTCTGTAGAGACCTTCCCTAATACTGGTAGCCTCCCTCTGGTTATTACACGAGAGTTGAACTGATGAGTTTAGATTTTACGAAAGCTGACTATCAGGGTGAAAAAGTAACCCTCAACAAACCTCGTCGTATTCAAGGTGGCAACAAGAAGTTTGAAGTGTTCGTACAGGATGGTGGCAAGGTTAAGCGAGTTACTTTCGGTGATCCTAACATGGAAATTCGACGTGATGACCCCAAAGCTAGGGCTAATTTCCGCTCCCGCCACTCATGCGACACCAAGAGTGATAAGACAACGGCTGGTTACTGGTCCTGTCGCATGTGGGAAGCAGATACATCGGTGGGTGATATGACTAAATTCGAAACAAGTGGTAAGATTACCAAGGTTGATGATGAGCAACGCATGATTTACGGTTATGCTTCTGTCGTCACCAAGGGTGGAAAACCTGTAGTTGACCGTCAGGGCGACATTATTTCCCCAGCCACTATGGAGAAAGCAGCGACAGAGTTTATGCTTGGCGCTCGTAACGGCCTCACTATGCACAAAGGTGAGCCTACGACAACTATTGTTCACTCTATGCCTTTCACAAAAGAAATTCAATCTGCCTTTGGTATTGAGTCTGACCTTGAGGGTTGGCTAATCGCAGTTAAGGTCCACGACGATGAAACTTGGGACCGTATGAAAAAGGGTGAGTTCACAGGCTTTTCTATCGGGGGTCGCGCCACAAAGGTTGAAGTTGCAGATGACTAAGGTTTGCACTGGTGCCTGTGGAAAAGAGTTACCACTCCCCATCTTCGGTAAAAAGGGACAACGGTTACAATCCATGTGCAAAACTTGTCATACCGCTCGTAATCTAGAGAGTAGAAGTCGGGTGGGGAGAAAGACAAGTGAGAAGACTGCGCAAAAGGCTCGTGAAAGAGCATCTGAATACTACTATGACAATAAACACATTCCAAGTTTTAAGTCAATTAGGTGTGAGGCTCAAGCTAGGCGTAGGGAAAGATACCTACCCCTATCAGATAAACACAAGTCTGAGATAAGAGATTTCTACTGGTTAGCTCGTGACCTTAGGTCGGTAACTGGTGAAGAATACCATGTGGACCACATTGTTCCGCTGAATGGTAAAACCATCTGTGGCCTCCATGTGCCTTGGAACCTCCAAGTGTTACCCGCAGATATAAACTTAAGCAAAGGAAATAGGTATGACAACCTTGCTTGAAAACTTACAGCTTGAGGAAGTGTCACTGGTTGACCGACCTGCTAATCAAGAGGCCACTATCGCACTCTTCAAGCGTGACACTTCCGGAGAGGAAATTACTAAGATGACTGATGATATGAAGACTAAACTCAAGCCTTACATGGACAAGGGTATGTCGGAAGAAGAGGCCATGAAGGCTTATGACACCGATATGACCATGAAATCTGACGCTGCTGAAGAAGCTGACGTTGAAGCTGTAGATGTTGATGCCCTTAAGGCTGATATTGAAACACTCAAGGCCGAAAACGAGCGTCTTCGTAAGGGTTTGATTGAAGAAGGTTACGTTATCGAAGCTGATGCTATCCAAAAGAAAGCTGAAGTTGAGATGATTGAAGTTTCTGGTGAGATGATCGTTAAGTCGGACATCCCTGCCCCCGTATTGAAGGCCCTCGAAGCTGCTGCTATCGAAAAGGCTGACATTGAGCTGACTAAGAGTGCTGGTGAGGCTCTGCCACACTTTGATATTACAGTCGCTAAGGCTCTCGTAGCTAAGTTCTCTGAGGACGAAGCAATTATGGTCGCATTGAAGGCTGCTGATGCTGCTTTTAACGCTGCCATGCAAGAGTTCGGTAAGTCTGATGTAGATGGCGAGTTCGCTACATCTGCTGACAAGCTCGACGCTCTCGTAAAGTCCTACATGGACGACAACCAACTCAAAAAGAGTGATTATGCCAAGGCTTACGCTGCTGTAGCTAAGACCGATACAGGCAAAACTCTTATTAACAAATCCTACAAAGGGGAATAATCATGGCCGTTATGCAGTCCCGCGATAACCGCACTTTCATTGCTGGGGAAGACCTTACCGCAGCTCAATTCAAGTTTGTAACTCTGGAATCCGATGGTCAGGTTGACCTTGCTGATGCCGCTGGTGAGAACGCTATCGGTGTTTGCCTTGTTGGCGGTGCTGCTGGTGCTGCTGTCACTGTCTGTGTGTCTGGTTCTGTCCTGATTACCGCTGGTGGCACTATTGCTGCTGGTGCTTCTGTGCAGACAGACGCTGCTGGTGATGCGATCACTGCTGCTGCTGGTGATGTCGTACTGGGCTATGCCCGTGAAGCTGCTGTGGACGGCCAGATCATTGAGATCGAACTGATCCAAGGCGGCAACGTTGTCCCTGCCTAATCCAAGCATTTAAGGAATAATAGAAATGCCTCTTTTGACCCCATCCGCCGTACATATTGACCAGCCCCTCAGCAACCTGACGCTGGCATATGTGCAAGAGCAAACCAACTTTATCGCTGACAAAGTGTTCCCAACTGTGGGTGTTCAGCGTCAGTCGGACAAGTACTACATCTACGACCGTGCGAACATGAACCGCACTGGTGACGTGAAGAAACTTGCCCCTCGCACAGAAGTCAACCGTATCGGTATGGCTATCTCGAACGACAGCTACTTTGCTGACGTCTACGGTCTGGGCATGGACTTCGATGAGCAGACACTTGCTAACGAAGATGCCATGTTGGAAATCCGTGCCGCTGGTTCGCAGACCATTGTTAACCGCCTGCTGATCCATCGTGAAGAGCAGTTTGCATCGTCCTTCTTTGCAGCTAGCATCTGGGGTACAGACGTAACTCCATCGAACCTGTGGTCGGACTACACCAACTCGACCCCAATCACTGATGTGACCACTGGTCGTCGTACCATGCAACTGAAGTCGGGCGGCTTTAAGCCAAACACTATGGTTGTCGGTAAGGAAGTCCGTGACATCCTGATTAACCACCCTGACATTCTGGCCCGCCTGAACGGTGGTGCTACTGTCACCAACACTGCACTCATCACCAATGCCAAGCTGGCTGAAATCTTTGAGGTAGAGAACTTCTACGTCATGGAAGCTGTGAAGAACGGTGCTGTCGAAGGTCTGGCAGAAAGCAACTCCTTCATCGGTGGTAAGAACGCTCTGCTGGTTCACGCACCTCGTACTGCTGGTCTGATGACCCCAGCTTCGGGTCTGACCTTCGCATGGAACAACATTCCCGGCGCAAACAACCTCGGCATCACTGTTGAGTCCTTCTCGGACGATGCACTGAAGCGTCAGCAGGTTGCAGAACACATCCAAGTTAAGATGGCATACGACATGAAAGTTGTTGGCGCTGACTTGGGTTACTTCTTCTCTGCCGTTATCGCTTAATTAGCGTTACTAAACTAATGGAGTGTCCTCAGTCTTCTGGGCTGGGGTCACTACCCACCAATAAAAGAACATAACAGTATCCAAACACAATGGAGTAGTCCTATGCACCCATCATATCTAGGCTTCCAAGTAGACTGGCCCGTCTTCGTAAAGCAGCCACTATCTGCCGACAATAAGAATTGGAAACGTGGAGAACATTTTAACTGGTTAGAGCGAGGGTTGAGTGAACAAACTGTGTCGCTCCTCTATGCCACTGGTTTTATCTACCACAACACAGAGTTTGAAGTCCAAGCCAAAGTAGGTGATCGCCTGTCAGAGATGTCTGGTGCGCAACTGAATACCCTAGTTGGCTTGATTAACTCTGAGGTCAAGAGCAGAACCTCTAGCCTAGACGAATACAAGAGGAAGAAGTGTCCTCAGTCTAAGATTGATACAAAGCAACGTGGTATTATTCGTCGCTTCCTGAACAACAATGCTTGGATCACAGAAGATTTTTACCGTATTCGTGACGGTATTTTAGGCGATTGATAATCGAAGGGATGCCCAAATGAGTTGGTCGTATGATTCTACTGACCTAGACACTACAACAGCCTCTGGGCGTCTCAACACAGTCCGTCTTCTAGTGGGAGACACTGACACACTAGACCAGCAGGTGCAGAACGAAGAAGTCCTCTTTGCTCTCTCAGAGAGTGGTGATAACGTCTACTATGCTGCTGCTTGGGCTGCTAGGGCTATCTCCTCTAAGTTCTCTCGGAGGGTCACGACAAGTCTAGATGGCGCTCTTAGTGCTAACTACAGCGACCTTGCCAAGCAATACAAGACCCTTGCTGATGACCTTGAGTATCAGGGTAAGACCTCTGGTGCTGTCATTGGTGTACTAGCTGGCGGTATCACCAAGTCTGGTATTCAGGCTGTTCGTTCTAACACTAATCGTATCGAAGGTTCCTTCCGTAGAGATCGCTTCAAGAACCCTCCAAGTTACGACACACCAGAGTATGAATGAGGAGCTAGAGCATGACCTTCCGCTCCTTTGACCTGTTTAATCTAGTGCGTGACTTTGGGGAAGACCTAACTCTGCGTAAGATTACCTCTGACGGTTCTTACGACCCCACCACAGGTTCTGTCAATGGGTCTGTCACAACGGACTACACTGTCCTTGGTTACTTCTACAACTACGAGACCCTCAACGTAGATCAGATACGCAAGGGGACACGCAAGTGTGTGATATCAGCCCTATCTAATGTAGAGCCTGATGAAGACGACCAACTGCTAGGTAATGGGGATGCTGTATCCATTGTCTCTGTATCTACAATCTTTTCTGATGGTGTCGCTATCTGCTACATTTGTCATGTAAAGGAGTAGGACATGGGTAAAACCCAAGTTACAATAAACCAATCCTTTTACAAGAAGATGGATGAGATACAGAATAGGGCTAAAGAAGGTATCTGGTTAAAGGGTGAAGATATTGTCTCTTATGCTGCTGCTATCTCCCCTATTCAGACTGGTGCCTATGTAGAATCCTTTTCTGTCGTACCCAGAAACAGTGGTGGTGGTAGATCACGGTCCTCTGACAACAGGCCAGTTCTTCCCGCTGGTGCTAAAGATGCTAAGAAGCAAGATGAGGCTGCTAGGTTGAGGGCTGAGGTTAGAGCTGTCGATCCTCTTGAAGAAGATGGCTTCACACTGAGAAACCGCGCCCCACACAACACTGTTGTAGAGAACAAGCATAATGTGTTCCTGCGAACTCAGGATAGGTTTAGGTAATGGCTAGTATCTATGATGACATTCGAGCTGCCCTTGAGGTTAAACTAGGTTCTATCACTGATGTCCCTTCTATCGGTTGGGAGAACTTACAGTTTAGTCCCACGACTGGTCAGCCTTACCTTAAACCCCGACTAATTCCCACTCGTAGAGAACCTGCTGTCCGTGGCATTAACCCACAGATGTATTACCAAGGCATCTTTAGAATTGAGTGTTATGTCCCTGAAGGTGTCGGTCCTGCCGCTGGTGACGATCTTGCCGACAAGATTATGGAAGCCTTTGAAGCCACGACAGACGTAAGTCAAGCTGGCACTATCGTATCCATCCGTTATGCCGAAAGAGAACAGGCAGAGATTGATGGACCCTTTTACATGATACCAGTTAATATCGGGTGGTATATTTATGCTTAGGGTTTGTAAAACTTGTTGCTTAGAGAAACCGTTAAATGAGTTCACCAAGAATAGTAGGTGTAATTACGGGGTGACGAACAAGTGCTTGAAATGTTCTGCTGAATACAGTTTGAAATATTACTACGATAACACTGAGTTGAGGGCAGAGGCTCAAAAGAAATCTGTGGCTAAGAGAAAATCTAAGGGCAAAGATGTAAATAAAGCTCAAAGAGAGTGGGCCAGAAGAAACCCACACTCAAAAAGGTTTCATGCGGCCCAGAGAAAAACTCATGTGAAGCAAGCAACCCCACCTTGGCTGACTGACAGTCAAAAGTCCCACATCAAAAGAACTTATAAGTTGGCACAGATAATCAAGGATGCCACAGGTGTAGACTACCATGTAGACCACATCGTTCCCTTACGTGGGAAAAACATCTGCGGTTTGCACATACCAGAAAACCTGCGGGTTTTAAGGGCTGACCTCAACTTATCCAAATCCAATATTTATAAATAATCCCCATAGGAGAAACAACATGGCCTTTGCACAGGGTTCGCGCTCCAGCTTGTCGTACATCGTAGAAGCTACGTTTGGCACTACACCCGCTGGTAACTTTACTAACCTCCCTTTCAGCACCCACTCTTTGAACCTCACTAAAGACCGTGTAGCTGGTAACGACATCCAAGCTGACCGTATGCCTCGTGTGGACCGTCATGGTAACCGTCAAGTAGCAGGTGACATTGCTGTTGATCTTCGTGATGCTGACTATGACGACTTCCTTGAATCAGCTCTGCTTAACACTTTCTCGACTAACGTCCTGAAGGTTGGCGTTACCCCTAAGTTCTTCTCCATCGAAGACTATGCCGCTGACATTGACCAAGCCCGTGTGTTCACAGGTTGTTCGGTTTCTTCGATGGCTATTTCCCTCGCCCCCAACCAGATGGTTACGACTACTTTCTCGATGGTTGGTAAGGACATGACCATCAGTAGCACACAGAAGACACAGGACGCTGCCTCAGGCGCTGCTCCCTTCGATGCCTACTCTGGTGACATTGCTATCGGTAACGTGGCCTCTAGCTCCGCTGTAGCCATTGTGACGGGCCTTGACTTCACCTTGAACAACTCTTTCGCACCCACCTTCGTTATTGGTGACGACAGTGCGCCTTCTCTGGAATATGGTCGTGCGGAGATTGAGGGGACTATCACCGCATACTTCGAGGATGCAGCCCTGATTACCCGCTTCCTGAATGAGACTGAAAGCGAACTGGAAGTGTCTGTGAATGACCCTACTGGTGCTAACGCTTACACATTCCTGTTCCCCCGCATTAAGATTAACTCTGCTGACGTTGGTGTCGATGGCCCAACTAGCCGTATCATCAGCATGTCTTTCGTTGCTCTCTATGATGCAACTGAAGGCACAAACCTGAAGATCACACGTCCAGCAGTGTAAACAGATACCTAGCTGCTATAGCATCGGCCTCACGGCCTTAGGTAGGGGAGGCTCTGGTCGTCGGGTCTAGGGTCTCCCCATTTATACTACCCGATAAACCCCGACATAACCCACAAACAAAGGAAATCCCGATGGACCTTATGAACCTTAAGCCTACCAGTGACACTGTTGAAGTTAAACTGGTGCATCCCAATACTGGCGACCAACTGAAGAACGACGACAAGACTGATATGACTATCACTGTCTACGCAAGCCATTCCAAAGAGTATAAATCTGTAATGCACGAACAGACAAACAAGCGTCTGAAGGCTATGCAGTCAGGTAAGAATAAAGACTTTACCTCTCAGGATATGGAAGAAGCTACTCTTACGTTGCTCTCTAAGATTACAGCTAGTTGGGATATTACCTATGGTGGTGAGAAACCCAAACTTACTGTCGCTAAGGCTAGAGAATTATACGATCAGGTGTTCTGGATTAAAGATCAGATTGAGGGAGCGTTAGCTGACTCTCTGGATTTTACGAAAGCCTAACTTGTCAGTTATGTGAGTGGGCTGAACATCAGTTCAAACTCAACAGGCCTGATAAGGATGGCATTTCAGAACGAGAACATCTTGAACAAGTAGAGAGGCAGATTGGACGTAGACCTGAAGCATTGGAACCCCCGACAGATTTTCCACAGCTTATGTCTCACGTCTGGTCTGCCTTTATTACTTTAAGCCATAGCAGAACACAAGGCTTTTCTGGCCCTAACCCGATAACATACGAACAAATCAAAGCATGGAAAGAACTGACTGAGACGCCTGTAGAACCTCGTGAGATTGAGGCTATTAAACGTGTTGATACAGTTTATATGAGGGTAGCGAATGGCTGATATTCAGATTGTGGCCCAAGTTGTAGGGGCAGAAAAAGTAAATGCCCTTGTCAACAGCACAAAGAAGCTAGAGGGTCAGGTCAAGAACCTTGGCAACGCTTACCTGTCTGGGAAGATTGGACCTGAGCAGTTTAATAAAGGTCTTACGGAACTGCGTAAGTCTGCTAATGCCCTATACCCAACTCACCAGAAAGCCTCTGCTGTCGTCACAAAGCTGGCAAAAGATTACGTCAACCTGACAAGAGCGCAACAACAAGATACAGCAGCGACAAAACTGTACATTCAGGCTAGGCGTGAAGCCACTGCCATGAACCAGCGTTTCAATCAAGAGAAGAAACTTGAGGGGATGCGTGTCAAGCAAGCAACCCAAAGTTTAAGGGCTTATACGGCTGCTTCTCAAGCCTCTACGGTTGCAAACAAAGGTAACGTAAAGGGGACTAATAACCTTGGCGTTATTATGCAGCAGACTGGTTATCAGGTAGGTGACTTTGCTGTTCAGGTGCAGGGTGGGACTAACATAGCTGTTGCTTTTGGTCAGCAGGCCACTCAGTTGGTTGGTGCTTTATATTTGTTACCTGCACCACTATTGGCAGCTAAAGTGGGTATCTTAGGTCTATCTATCTCAGTAACAGCCCTAATCGCCAGCTTCAGCATTATCCTACCCATCGTTACTGGTGTCGTTGCATACTTTATGAGGTCAGCAGAGGCGGCGAAGGCTTCTGCAAAAGAGGTGGAGACACTTGACGATAAGCTAAAGTCCCTAGACAGCACTCTGAGAGATTGGCTTAGAAGTAAACAGGCCGCTGACATGGGAATAACTGCGGAGGAACTCCTTGGAATTGAGGGTCTGGACGAAGCCAACAAGAGACTAGAGGAAGCAAATCAGAGACTGATAAGACTAGCAGCATCCCGAAAAGCTGTTGCGCAAGCTGGCCCTGAAGGTGCATTTATAGCTCTTGGTACCGCCCTCTTAAACTCTGCGGGCTTCGATTCTGGTACATCCGATGAGAGACAAGCGGCTATTGAAGAGTACCTGAAAGCGATAGAAAGAGTTGGGCAACTACAACAGAAACTTGATGATGAGCAGTACAAAAACTTCTCCGTAAGGTATGTTCAGCTACAGCAAGAAATTGACCTTGAGCAGACAAGAATAAAGTTTGGTGAAGACAGTGTTCAGGCTCAAAACCTAGAGTTAGAGCAGAGAATACTCAACATGCAAAAAGCTGTTGATGAACAAGTTAAAGCCAACAAGATGACCGAAAATCAGGGTTCTCTGCTAAAAGAAGCAGAAGAGAACGCTATGAGATTGTCGGTTGAAGTTGAGAACATGAAAGGCAACCTCTCTGGGGCCGCAGATGAAGCAGGGAGACTTGTAGATAATTTGGTTCTTGGGCAAGGTTATCTTTCGAATGTCGTCAGGGCTGGCGTTGCTTCTGGGGCCATACCACCGCAAGCCTTGGCTGACCTACCACAGACTGACGCTGAAAGAGCTATGGAGCAAATCTTGGATGCCCGTCGCAGGGCGGCTAGGTCTAGAACAGATAGGGGAGAATCCACAGGTGATGGCACTAGAACAAGCCAAGCTAGCCCACTAGAGACCCTACAGAAGCAAATTGGTCTTGAACAACAGCTTATTGGTAAGTCTGAAGAGTACACCCGCGTAAGACAAGCACTTGGGGATACTTACACTGAGACAGAGGCTGGGACTATATCAGCTCTTGAAAAACAGATAGGTCTTATCAACGAGGCTAAAGAAGCTGAACAAGAACGCATGAACCTTATGAGGTCCGTAGAGTCCTCTCTGGAGCAAGGCTTCATGTCTATGATTGATGGTACTAAGTCGGTTAAAGATGCCTTCAAGTCTATGGCTGCTGACATCATCAAAGAACTCTACAGAGTACTTGTAGTAAAACGTATGGTTTCTGGTATTACATCTTTCTTGGGTTTCGCTGATGGGGGTACCTTCTCTGGTGGCTCTCAAATCCAAGCCTATGCCAATGGTGGTGTCGTTGGTGGACCCACAACATTCCCTATGGCTGGTGGTAAGACTGGCCTCATGGGTGAAGCTGGTCCTGAAGCTATCATGCCACTAA